GTGGAGTGAAAGATCGGTATTTTGTAAAGGATGATCCAGAGAGCACCTTTGTCCATGATCCCCGCTATTCATCTTCCGCCCCCCATCTGGCCGAACGGCGCACCGCCGTCCCTCTGAATGGCACCGCATTCGGAACCACCTTTGAAGTGGAGATTGATCGATATGCCGACATCATGACGGAATGCGCCCTGGATGTCACGATGCCCTCGTGGCTCCCTCCTCTCCCCACAATGGCGGGGGGCATGCCCATGGATCCCGAGGTAGCCAATGGACTCTATCCCATTACGACTCAGGTAGGCGGAGTATCCTATGGATACGTGAACGGAGTCGGTTATTACCTCTTTGAGCGCATCCAATTCTATCAGGATCAGTTCTTACTTCAAGAGTGGAGCGGAGACGGTCTTCTCGCAAAGCAGCATACTGAGGGGTCACGAAACAGCCGTTTTCTTGCCTTGGAAAAAGGAGGATGGAAAGAGACGCTTGGTGGACAGACGGCGCATCGTGGGATCCAGTTGCGCGCGACTCCTGGCGCCCTTCGCATCTACCTTCCCCTCCCTGGGATGCAGTGTCCAGGCGACGGAGGCTTTCCGTTGACCGCCATGCCCTGGCAGACCCTTCGCCTTCGGATTACCCTTCGCAATCTGGAAGATCTCGTGGTCTGTAGCGATGAGATCCACAAACCTGCTCCCTGGAACGTCCCCGCCTTTCAGTATCTGTTTCCTGATGGAACGCCACACGTATTTTCCCCTCTTGGTCGCGTCAACATCGGTGCCCCCACCGTGTTGCTGTCCACTGTGCAACACTATGTCTCTCCTGCTATGCAAGAGTTGCTTCGGACGCAGCCCCTTACAATCCCCTTTCGGCGCCTCTTTGAAAATCAGTTCTCCTTTGGGGAATTGGATTTCATCTCCTTGGACAAAGGGGGCACCTCGGCTGTGACACGCATCCTAGAGGGTCGCCATCCCACCGAACGCCTCTTCTGGTTTTTCCGATCGTCCAATGCGCTCCGTCAAAACCGCCTGGATGACTTTCGGAACGACTATTTTGACGATCGTGCGCCCACCGAGACACAGCCCGAAACGGAGCCGCCTGGGCGCTTTTATTATCGGCTGAAACTGCTTATCGCAGGAAAGGACCGAGAGCAAATTCTGGAGCCCGCCGTATGGGAACAAATGGCGGTGCTGGCCAGTTCGGAGAATGCACCAGGGCGAGCCATCGGCGTCATGGAGTGGTCCACGGGAGATGGATTTGGCGCCGTGTATCCTATGGAGCGACAGCCCGAGGGGTCGGTCAATCTCAGCACGGCAGATCGCCCCACCCTGTATCTGGAACTCGCCAATATTCGGAGCAATCCCTTTCTGGCCCAACGAAAATGTGAGATGCGCGTGTTTTCGGAGGCATGGAACGTCTATGAGGTGAAGGAGGGGCGCGGGCGCGTCATGTTTGCTTCGTAGTCGCCTTTCTTTGTATGCTGTATTCTATCATCCCATGAATCGTTCATGAGAGGATAGGATCATACGTAGTATGGTTTAGGGTTTCTTGAAGCCCCCTCGCATCCAATCAATCACCTTTGCAGTGTCTGAACTCTGAAAGAGCGGCTGCGGGGTTCCATTCACAATCGCGAGAAAAGACGGGATGCTCTTCACGCCACAATAGCCTGGTGTATAATCATTCTCGTCCAGATCACAATAATACCAGGTAATCTGCGGACTGAGATCCAGCAGAGCCTTCGTATCCAGTCGCTGACATGGGCCGCACCAACTGGCGCCAAAACGGATCATCACAATCGGCTCATGCGGTTGATTCTTTTTGATCAGACCCTCGAAGAACTCCTGGCTCGGGAGGGGAGTCATCTCGTGGGACATGTTTGCGAACGTTACTGCGGAGAAAGGTGGCAATGAATCCTGAGCAGGCGACAATCAGGAGGGTTCCTAGAAGAACATAGGAGGATGCGTTTAGGTCTTCTGCGGCGCCGCCTGACTGGAGAGCGCTCTTTGCGCTCTTCACCGCTTCAGGAGTGATGCTAGAATACAGAGACGTCGCAGGAAGAAACGATCCCGCCTGAGACAGTGCATCAATCGCCCCTGTCACCTGGGTCGCAATCTCGCTCGATTTGTCCACCACCGCCTTCCCCAGGATCACCGTATTGTCCACCGTCTTCAGTCCCGTGGTAACCGTCTCTCCCACGGTCTTGATGCCCATCTGAACCGTATCCGTCACGGGCTTGAGAATCACTTCCGCAGGGCCCCGCACGGTCTCCAGAACACGCATGATGATGCGCGTGAGGAATCCTGAGGCCTGGTCTTCCGTGGACTCCCCAGGCGCTCCAAAGTAATCCTTGTATTGGGACGTAATCTTCTTGGTGTAGAAAAAGAACGTAAACAGTTTGTAGGCCCACCATCCGAGGGCAATCGGGAGACCAATCATGGAGATCATGGAAATCAGACGAATGATGCCCGATTGTTTGTCTCCCACCAAAAAGGAGTCCAGTCCAAAGATCCCTCCCGCCATGAGCGCCAACGCATAGAGAAAGAAGTTCATGTGCTTTTTACTGGGCGTATCACTGGCCAAGACGCCTGCGGCAATGCCCTTCGGACCGAGACCTGGCACACCTAGGCCATAGACTTTTACCACATCACTGTTAAAAATCGCCTGGGATGCATCATAAAACCACCAGACACCGAAGAAAAGCATGTTGACGACACATTTCGCGAGAAACGTCAAGGGGGAACGAAGATACAAATGATCGAGACCAATGGCACCTCCGAGCACCGATAGACCCAGGAAGACATGATAGGACAGAGCATCCGTCATGGGAGAGCCACTAGCATTGGTATTGGCATTGGTGTTTTTTTCTTCTTCCCGCCAATATTTCAACTGGGACACTTCCGTGCTCATTACTGTGACAAGAGGTCTTTTTTGTCTCTTTTCTCCTTGCGTTTGCGTTTGCCTTTCGATCTATGACATTAGACCGTAAAGAGAAGTCCGCCAAATCCATTAATCACACGAAATACATTGTAATTATGTGCGTAGATACGAATCTGACAGGGGCCACGCTGTTGCCATAGAGGCATCAGAGGATTGGTCAATGCCGTGTTCATCTCGAACTGCCAGACAATGCTGTCAATGCGGCTCGCATTCATCGTTCCCGTTGGCTGGATGTCTTCCGGTCGCAACGCAAAGGAATAATTATAAATAAAGGAATCGACCGGAGTCGTCGTGTGGTGATCATAGGGTTGCTGAAGACGAAAGTATTCAGGGCTGCGCTTTACGAACCGGTCATATCCGTCCAATTGGAGTTTCGCGGTGGAAATCAGGTCCAAACGGCCTGCGGGCGAATTACTGTTTAAAAACGGAAACACAAGAGCGGGAGTCGGCTCACCTTTTGCCAAATTGCTATAATTAAACCACTCATTACGGGAGGCCATCGTGTCTCTCTGTGCCACAAAAATGAACTCCTTAATGGGATGATTGAATTCCACCTGAACGGTTGCCGTATTCTGTTGGGCCGTCATCGATTGCGCGGGCGTGTATTGGACTTGCTCAATCAAGTATTCATGCGTCTTGCTTACAAATGCACGGCGCTCCTCCGTGTCCAAGTAGACAAAATCGCCCCACAACTGGATGCTTGTCAAGTGCTGGGTGCAGTCCACCACCGTTGAGCATGCGGGGTTCCAGAACTCTTGGGCACCCGTGCCTTGTGGTGGAGAGATCCAAAACAATTGCGAAAGAGGTCGGAGCGTAACCGTAATGCGAACGGGGCTATACTGAAGTGCCAGGAGGGGCAGATAGAGTCCTGGGTTGTTACAGAAATAGAACTGAAGCGGAATGAGGAGCCGAATATTGCCCGATGCTCCTGCGGAAAGGACATCGGCTGCATTATACAGATCCGTGCGCCCAATCAATTGATTCAGAGCCTGCCGTTGGGAGGACGAGGTCGTTAATTGGGTCCAGATCTCCATCCATTCCCCCGTCTGTTTGTCAATCTCTTGTTCACCGACTTCAAACGTGATCTCGCTAATAAGCGCATGACCAATGGAACTTGTATAGGATAGAATATTACCGCTCGTGTCTCGTATCGGTGGGAGAACTACTTCCAGATAGACACGGCCTAGGAGATCGCCGCGGCGAGGGATGAGACACGTAATGCGCTGACCAAAATCGGGAGTGCCGTCAAAATACATGGCCTGGGATTCTACCGCGAAATTTGTATGGCGCCGATAGACCATTTTGAAAAAACTAATTTGGGGATTTCCCGTCAGGAACAAATCCTGCTTGCCGGTCGCCACCAGTTGTAATAGCCCTCCACCTGCCGGCATTCTGTTGAATGTTCCGGATATTTAATATGGCCCAACGTGGACACGAGCAAAGAACATAGATGCACGTATAGATGCGCATCTGGATGCGAGTATAGATGCATATTCCATTCTTGTCTGATGATAGAGATGAGTCTATCGAGTGGGGTGGTCTCTGTCAACAGTGGCCCTTTGATCGTTCGGACGTATAATGATTCTTCTCGCTACAATACCTATCTTCTTGGCCCCTATGATGAGCCCGTGGAGGAGAACCGTGTGCTCGTGACAGGCCCCAACGGAGAACTGACTCCCTCCGATTCCATCAGCGTTTCTTCTGCCACGTTTGCGAATGTCTATACCGATACAATTACGATTACATCCACCTATGCTGTTCAAGACTTCCAAATCAATGCGCTGACCCCAGGTCGCGCCGTCGTCAGCAACGGGTTAAACTATCTTTCCTCTTCCTACACGTCTTCTGCCGAACTAAACTACTTGGTGGGGACGACGAACTTTATTCAGCCCCAGATCAATGCACGGGCCTATCTGTCGGGTGGAAACGCATTCAACGGGGCGGGCTTTAACACCTTTACGAGTTCAGTGGGAATCGGCACCACGGTTCCTCGTGCCCGTCTCCACGTCGTCTCGTCCACCAATATTACGAATGGGTTGCTCGTGGTCAGCAATGCCATGCCCGCGGATGCGGCGTCCAAGACGTTGCTGACGGGTCTGTCCTATGCCACACTCATGCCTACGATGTATGGCACAAGTCTGTATGTGTATGGCACGTCGGGCACGGTGCCGTTTCGGTCCATTCTCGGTGCCAGCACGTATTTCACGGGACAGCACGCGAATCAGCCCGTGGAGGGCGAGATGTCGCTCAAGGACGATGTGGCAAAGTATGTGGGGCTCATTGTGAGTTCGGCGGACAAGGGATACTATTCCATCAATCCTGTGACGGGCGAGGTGACGACGGGACGAGATGCCATTACGATTACCGAGGCGCTTCCCTATATTCAGTTGACGACCAAGGACAAGGATAAGGCAGTCTGGGGTGTGCTCACGAACGTCAAGAACGACTCCTATAACACGGATGGAACGATCTCGTGTGATGATACGACGGAGTGGGGAGATCGTCTGAATACCATGGTGCGCGTCAATGGCCTAGGAGAAGGTGCGGTGTGGGTGACGGATGTGGCGGGGCCGATCGAGAATGGCGATTACATTTGTTCGAGTGTGGTTCCTGGGTATGGGCGACGACAGGATGATGATGTTCTTCACAATTATACGGTGGCGAAGGCGACGATGTCGTGCGCATTTGATCTGGAGAGCGATGCCTATCAGTGTATCACAGTGACGCATGAGGGAGTGACGTATCGGGCGGCGTTTGTGGGATGCTCGTATCATTGCAGCTAAATGGAGGCATTCTGCCCCCATACCCCCTTCTCATGGAGTGAGCGTAACCCCGTGCCCCCTCTCCTATGGAGGCATTCTGCCCCCATACCCCCTTCCCATGGAGAGGACTAGGTATCTACCCACTCCAAGGGAGAGGGGTGTTACATATCACATCAACTCTCAGAGAGAGGGGTGTGGGGACAGAATGTCTCCACTTATAACTTCCAATACGATCCTTATCTTATCTTTTTGTTTCTTCCATGGCTGATAAGAAATGATGCGTTTGATCTGATACGATCGAATCATCCTTCCCACCGATAAATAGGGTCCTCCATCAGGATCAATAGACGTCATATGATCAGGATGACCCCCAAAAGAACAATACAACACATCGTGACAAATGATTTCGATCCGATCAGGTGCAATTACTTTGTATTCTCGTAGGGTTTGATAGCGGCTCTGCTCGATCCATTTCTCTTCACTCATGCCTATTTATTATATACCTCTTCGCTTTATATATAGGCTCTATATGCTTCGTATGATATGGGTAAATACACACCCACTCCATAGGAAGAGGGTCAGGTAAATACACGCCCACTCCACGGGAGAGGGGGCAAGGGGGAAACGAAGTGTCCCCCTAGAGCACCACCACAGGAATCAAACACGTTTTCACTCCAATCCGAATCACCATCGAACTCGTATAGCCTGTGTTGAGTGTCGTCAAAAATCCAGGAATCATCACCAAACTAGAGAAGTAGAGCGTAGAGTTCACCGTGAGATCATTGAGAATATTCAACGTGCTCATTGTTGCATTGTTGCCTAGCAGGGTGCTCGTCGTCAGCGTAGAGTTCACGGTGAGAGTGCTAAAGGTTCCATTGGTCGTCACAAGAGTGCTGATGGCCCCATAGTTGGCAAGAAGGGTGCTCGTCGTCAGCGTGGAATTCGTGGTGAGAGTGCTAAAGGTTCCATTGGTCGTCACAAGGGTGCTGATGGCCCCATAGTTGGCAAGAAGGGTGCTCGTCGTCAGCGTAGAGTTGGTAGTGAGAGTGCTAAAGGTTCCATTCGTTACCACGAGGGTGCTAATCTCTCCATAGTCCGCAAGAAGGGTGCTTGTCGTGAGGGTAGAGTTGGTAGTGAGAGTGCTAAAGGTTCCATTGGTTGTCACGAGAGTGCTGATGGCCCCAAATCT